CCAAGGAAGGCTTGCAGACCGTCGGCGACCAACAGCTCTATGCCCTTCCCGCCACCGAAGCACAGAACCGCGCAACATTCCGTTTCGTCAACTCTTTCGGTGTGGTGGAGAGCATCAGTGTCCCCCAGGTGAGCGGCAAGACCTTCACTCACAAGGCAACCGATTATATTAAGACCATGCCGGAGACCTTCAACGTGTTCTCCCGCGCAACGGTAAGAAAGATCTCTGACAAGGAGGTATGGCGCTTTTCCACCGATCCTTTAAATGAGGAATGGCTTTCGTGGTATCTTCACGAGTTTTTAATGTCTAACCATGTGTGGCTGCTGTGTGGCTCTCTCTTTGTGCCGTGCCGTCTGAGCATTGACGACGAATATGAAATGAAAAACGACACGCAGGGAAAATATTATGCTGTCGAGTTCACGGTCAAGATGGACATTGACGGCAGTCCTCTAT